TGGCAGATGCATGGGCAGATGCCTTTGGCAACATGAGTGAGGCCAGCGAAAACTTTGATGAGATTTTCAAAAAGACAGTTGCCAATGCCGTTAAGAATAGCCTAAAGCTAAAACTGCTTGAGCCTACCATTAAGCGGTTTACCGATGCCCTTAGTGCTCACATGGCCGCTAACAACTTTAGTGCAGATGGCTTTAACTTCGCCTACTGGAAAAGCGAGCTTAAAACGGCTGGTGATAACTTTGGCAACGCCTTACAGCAGTTTGCCGATTTCTTCGATGATGCAGACGATAAGGTAGATACACTGGAGGGCAACATAAAGAGCATGAGCGAGGACACGGCCAGTGCCCTTGCTGGTGAGATAACTGCCATGCGTATAAGGCAGGCAGCACAGCTGGTGAGCGTGCAGAACATTGAGCGCACGATGCAGGCAGCAGATGCAACGCTGGTGAGCTGCTTAACCCAGTTAAACACCATTGCACGCAACACCCAGTACAACAGCAGCCTGTATGAGATACGCAACTACATACGTGATATGCACACGGCTATGCAGAGCGACCCATTGAGGGCAAAGGGATTGAACGTTTAACCAAATGCTATATAGAGAGATATGGAAGATAGATTGGCACTATTAAAGGAGCTTATGCAGGTGGGGCATTGTGCAGAGAGCAAGGCTGCTGTACACAACACCTGCAATGATACGAGAAAGTTGTTTGAGGTTTACCTGTACTATATTAGGCAGTGTACCCAAAAGGACTTCCCTTCACTCCCTGTGTTACGCTCCTACTTTGGCAGCGAGGTAGCACCGTGGGGCGGCTACATAGATACGGAGGGCATGGTGCAGGCACACAAGCGCAACGTGTTTGTTGGCGATTGCAAGGCACAGATGGAGGTGGGCGATTACAGCATAACCCAGTGCTGGCTTAGGCACAACAGCCAACTGGAGGTATGGGTAAAAGGGCACGCTCACTTGCACGTGGATTGCTTTGAGGAGAGCCAGCTGACGGTACACGTAGAGGGCAGCGGTGCGAGGGTGTTTGTAAATACCTATGCTGGCAGCAAGGCCATGTTTACAGGCCATGTGGAGCGTGTGGTGAGCAGTATGTATGATTGTAGAACCTATAAAACAAAATAACAATTATGGCTATTGATAACACGAGTTTGGTGCTCAATTTGCCGTTTGACGAGGCAGACGGAGCGGTTAAGACATACGATTACAGCAGCAACAGGGCTGATGGTGTGGTAACAGGTGCTGGCTTTGAGGCAGGCCGTAACAACAACTGCATCAACTTCACAGGCACAGGCCGTTGTGAGATTGAGCAGAGTGTGCTCAACCTCAATGCATCATTTACCATGTGTACCTTTGTTAAGGTGCATGAGCCAAGCCACAAGCTCTCTTTGGTGCTCAACTATGCAGGCGTGGGGCAGTACATACGGCTGGATATAGATGTGGAACCCGATGCATGGTACTACCTTGCATTGGTACGCAATGGCCGCAAGCTGGAGGTGTACCTTAATGGCGCATTATATACCAGTGGAGTTGTGCCCGAAGATTACGGCAACCCTGTGGGCTTTGCGGTGGCACAGGACAGCTACGCAACCGAGTTGGGCAATGCCTGCCTTGATGAGACCAAGTTCTACCAGCTGGCACTCACACAGGAGGAGATACTTAGCCTGCTGGATAATACCAAGCAGCTGGCTTTCCTGCTCGATGGCAAGGACATCAAGGCCACCTATGGCGTTTGTGTAAGCAAGGTGAGCGGCATTGCTGATGCGCTAAAGGTAAAAGACCCGCTAAAGGTGGATTGGGATGGCTACCACGGTGAGCAGGTGGATTTGAGCAGGCCGAGGTTTGAGGCAAGGGATATTACGCTGGAGTGCTTTATAAAGACCACTGGCGGCAAGATTGGCTTTATGCAGGCCGTTAAGGAGTTCTTTGAGCAGCTAACAACCAAGCATGAGGGCAATACGCTCAATGGTGCAAATGGTGAGCTGGTACAGAGTGGCCTGCACAGGCTGATGATAGACATACACCCCACAAAGCCATTGGTGTATGAGGTGTATAGAAACGACCTTGTGGAGGTTGATAAGGAGTGGAACGATGCCAAGATGGTAGGCACGTTTAGCCTGCGCCTTAGAGAACCCGAACCAGTAAAGAGGGTGCTAAAGCACCTGCGCACGAATGAGGCCACAAAGCGCATAAGAATAACGCTCACAACACAGAAGCTGGTAAATGTGTACTGGGGCGATGGCACCACGACACAGGATGTGAGCGGCACAGGTATTGAGCTAACGCACGACTACCAAGCCAACGGAGAGTATTTTGCCGTTATTACAGGCGTTATAGAGGATATAACGGACTTTGATACCAACGCTATTGTTGTATGGAACAAATTGTAATATACAATAGGCTGGGGCAGGTTAAGCGCAACCTGCTCCAGCACTCCAAGCTCTGTACGGTTAAGAGTGCGGAGCAGAAAAAGGTGCTGCTGGGCGAGGACACGCTGCAAATGCAGGTTGAGAGCGTAGAGCCACTGGATTTGCAGATTGGCGATTACGTGGAAATGTATGGCAGCGAGTACACGCTTAACCAAATGCCCCAGCCAACCAAACAGGGTGAGCGCAAGTATAGCACCCAGCTCAACTTTGAGGGCTTGCAGTACAAGCTCATTGATGTGATGTATAGAAACAAGGATGTGCTGGGGCATAATACTACTGGCACTTTCCAGCTCGTCTGTACCTTGCAGGAGGCCGTGCAGGTGCTCATCAACTGCCTTAATGCCCATGCAGAGGCAGAGGGCAGCGGTGAGGTGTGGGAGCTGGGGGAGTGCCCTACAACGGAGTATAAGGATTTGAGCTTTAGCGAGGAAAACTGCCTTGCTGTGCTTCAGAGGCTCTGTGGTGAGGAGTGTTTTAACATTGAGTTTGAGCTGGAGGCACTGGGCAACAGGTGTTACAAGGTACATCTGCGCAAGGCTGGCAGCGTTTTCCCCGCTGCCTTTACCTTTGGCAAGGGCGGTGGCGTGTATGAGCTGAAGCGCAAGAATGTTGATAGCAAGAATGTGGTTACACGCCTGTATGTGGAGGGCGGCACACGTAACATACCCAGCACGTACAGGCAGGGCGCACAGCGGCTAAGGCTGGCTGGTGAGAGCTACATACAACAGGCAGAGCCAGTGGCAGCGTTTGGCATTAAGGAGGGTGGCAAAAAGTTTGAGGACATCTACCCCAAACGCATTGGTACGGTAAGCTCACTGGGCAGCAGCGTTTATGAGTTCTGCGATGCTGATATGTTCGACCTCAATGAGAAAGACAGCAAGGGGCAAACACGCTGGCTTATTGATGGCACTTCTGCAAAAATAAAGTTCCTCACTGGTGATTGCGCTGGCTATGAGCTGGAGGTGGCCAAGTACGATACGGCAACGCACAAGTTTAGGGTTAAGCCATACGAGGACAGCAGGGGCTTTAAGATACCAGCAGAGGGCACAACAGCGTACCAAATAAAGGAAAAAGATACATACGTGCTGCTCGACATTATTATGCCACAAGACCCATACGTAACAGATGCAGAGGCCAAGCTGCAACAGGAGGGCACGGCATACTATGAGCAGAACTGCCAGCCACGTGTAGCCTATGAGCTTAGTATAAAGAGCCTGTACCTAAAGCGTAAGTATGGCAGCGAGGGCACGGTGGTAAACCTGTTTAGCGTTGGCGATTATGTAACGGTGAGGGACAGCGAGATTGGCGTGGATAAGGCCATACGCATTAAGGAGTTTACGAGGAACGCCCTAACAGATCCATACGAGTACAAGCTAACGCTTAGTGATGTGGTGGAGGTGAGCGTGCTGGAGCGGCTTATTGCGGACAGCATAGAGACGGACAAAATTATTGAGATAAACGACCTTACCAACCTTGCAAAGGCAAGGAGCAACTGGCGCACAACACAGGAGCTGCTTAACATGGTATTTGATGGCGATGGGTACTTTGAGCCTACACACATAAAGCCAAGCAGCATAGAGACAATGATGTTGAGCGTGGGCAACAGGGCAGGCCAGTTTGTTATACGCAACCTCATAATTGAGGCAAATGCCATTGTGAGCGGCAAGCCTAATGCCAACACGGTTAAGATTACCAGTAATGGGGCACAGCTCATACACTATGCCATTGAGGAAACGGACAGGACATGGAGCTTGCAGAGCGCAACGGCAACAAAGGACGTGAGCAACGTAACGCTTACCAGTGCCAACGCCTACTATGTATATGCCAAGTGCCCACAAAAGGGCAGCACAGGGCAGGTGGTGCTCTCACAGGATAAGCTGGCAACGCTGGTAGGCACAGATTACTACTTCCTCATGGGCATACTCTCCAGCGTTTACAACAACTACCGAGAGCTAACCCTAACCTATGGCTCAACACGCATTACAGGGCGTACCATAAACTGCGGAAAAATAGAGAGCATAGACCAAAGCACGTACTTTGACCTTGACAAGGCAGAAATTGGTGGCAATATCAAGTTTAAGAGCACCAGCGGAGGCACACGCAACGTGAACGAGCTGGAGGGCGATATTGCAGGCATGGGTACGGACATAGGGCTGCTGAAAACAGCCACAACTGGCTTGCAGAGTGATGTAGATGCCCATACACAGGCCATTGGCAACCTGCAAACAGCCAGCGGCCAGCAGGCGGCACAGATTGTGAGCCTGCAAACACTCACTGGCACTAAGGCACGTATGTACATAACTGCCAGCGAGAGCGTAACACCCACAAAACCTTACGCAAAGGGTGATTTGTGGCTAATGACGGACACGTACAAGATTAAAATATGCGTAACGGCCAGCAGCACAGCCTACAATGCAGCACACTGGCAGTGGGCTGGCTATACTGATGATACAGCAGCAAACAACGCTTTGGCTGGGTTGAGCAGTTTGGCCGATGATAGCGTAATAACGCCTGCGGAGAAATTGCAGCTCCAAACGGACAAAAGCAACATTGTGGCCGATTACGTGGTAGTGCTGGCACAGGTAAAGGCTGCTGGAGTAACAACCACCAATTTTGAGAGCGCATACAATACGCTCATGGCCTATATTGATACGCTGCTGGAGGATATGGGCACGGCAACAGAGATAGTGCGTGGCACATATAACAGCAACTTTAGCAACTACTACACCCAGCGTGCCAACGTGCTCAAAGCCCACACAGTGGTTATTGAGAATGGCATAAGCGAGAACGGCACAACCATTGAGGAGCTGGAGGGGCTTATAAATGGGCATGGCGATACGTTGCAGGAAATGCAGGATATGATAGATAGCTTGCAGGAGCAGGTAGATGGCACGGTGGAATACTGGTACGGCAATGTTGCACCTACCCTTAACAACGAGCCTGCAAAAAACTGGAGTGATGCAGATACACGCAACAACCATGTAGGCGATATATACACGGACACGGAAACAGGTTTGGAGTACAGGTTTTCCAAACAGGGCAACAGCTACGTATGGCAGAACGTACCCAGCACAGGTATTGGCACAGCCATACAAACGGCTAACCAGGCAATGGATTTGGCAGGCATAAAGGCTCATGTGTACGTAACGCAAAATGCCAGCACCACACCACCTGCAACGTACAAGAGGGGCGATTTGTGGGTTATGCTCGACACAATGCACATGAGGTATTGCGTGCAAGATGGCGATGGCACGGCATACAATGCT